AAGCATTCTTTGAATCGGCCGATGTTTCGCGTGGGGTTCCCAAAGGCAAGCCAAATTATTTCGGTATCGGCATCGGTGAGTGCGCCTTCTGCGGTTTCCCAGATGATATCGGGGATTTCGGAAGCCTCATCGAAGATCAACAGCAGGTGGGGATTATCCGCAAGACAACCTTGTAACCTCCGAGTACGATCCCTATTCCCCAGATCGCATGCAAGCATAGGAGCCTCCCATGTCCAGCGCATTCAAAGCAATCGGTAAGTTCCTGTTTGGTGGCCAAGGCCAGACCCAGCCCGCAGCGCCTCCGGCCCAGCCTGCTCCGGCCCAGAACCCGACTGGCACCCCCAATACCAACAAGCCGACGGCCCAGCCGACGTTTCTGTCTTCGGCCGCTGCTGCCCCTGCGGCTGGCGCAGTTGCTGGCGGCAAGACTTTGCTCGGGAGCTAATCCATGGCTATCGTTGTACCTTTCGCCAAAACTCCGGCTCAGCGCCTGCCAATGCCCGATGAAACCTTCACCATGGCGGCAGCAGCGCTTATGCATGAGAACGGCCGATTGGTACAACGAGACGATTCGAAACTTGAGGTTCAGGCAGACGCAAACGCCAAGAGCGCCAAAAAGGAACCGAAGCCGTGACCCAAGTCCTCACCACCAAAGACTACGCTTACCGCCGATACGTCGAGGGCCGGTTGCTGTCGCTTCGTGTCAACCGTTATTCTTGGTGGGTCCATTGGCGCGAACTTGCAGACTACTTCCTGCCTCGCCGATATAAGTGGCTGATCACTCCAAACCAGCAGTCTCGTGGTTCGCCGCTGAACCAGAACATCCTCGACTCAACGGGCTGCGTCTACGCGCGTAACCTCGCGTCTGGTCTTGTCTCTGGTAAATCTTCCCCCACCAGCCTTTGGTTCCGGTTGCGCGTTGGCTATTTCGATTCGACCCAGACTTCCCCAGTCTCGCTTTGGCTTGCCGAAGTCGAGCGGATCATGTATTTGATCTTCTCGGAGAGCAACTTTTATAACGCAATTGCCACCTTCTACTACGACCTCGTTGTCTTCGGCACGTCGGCTATGCTGATCTACGAAGACTACGACAACGTCATCAACTGCATCAATCCCTGCCTTGGCGAATACTACGTCGACATTGACGGCAAATACCGCCCGACTGTTTTCTATCGCGAATTCACCATGACCGTTATGGCCGTGGTCCGCGAATATGGCTACGAGAATTGCTCGCAAGCTGTTCGTGAAGCCTACGACCTCAAAGACGGCTCAGGTCTTTCCCGTGAAATCATCGTGGCTCATTCGATCGAACCCAACACCGATGGCCGCGCCAAGGAGTTTGGCATCCCGGAACGCTTCAAGTTCCGCGAGGCTTACTGGGAATGGGGCGGTTCTGCCTCCCCGCAAGGTGGCTCTGCCAGCCCTCCCGGCTTCCTCCGCAAGCGCGGATACGAAGAACAAATGGCAATCGTTGGTCGCTGGGACATTGTCTCCAACGATCCCTACGGCCGATCCCCTGCGATGGACGGCCTACCCGACCAGAAGCAAGTCCAACTCGAAACCCGCCGCAAGGCCCAAGCCATCGACAAGATGGTCAACCCTCCGCTGGTCGCCGATGTTCAGCTGAAAAACCAGCCGGCTAACCTGACCCCAGGTGGCATTACCTTTGTCTCTGGCTACTCAGCCTCTGGCAAACCCGGCTTCGCCTCAGTCTATGACACCAAGTTCCCGGTCCAAGAAATCACGGCTGACCTTGAAGAGGTCAAAGGCCGTCTCGCGGAGATTTTCTTCAATGACGTCCTTCGCACAGCTTCCCAGTATGAAACCCGTTCCAATGTCACCGCCGTTGAGTGGGACCTCCGCAAGTCTGAATCGCTGGTTATGCTTGGTCCCGCCCTTGAACGAATTGACAACGAAGTTCTACGCCCTGTGCTTGAGCGAGTCTTTGCTATCGCCAACCGCGCTGGAATTATTCCCCCAGCACCACCTGAAATCCAAAACCAAATGATGACCATCGACTTCGTGTCGATGCTTGCGCAGGCCCAGCAAGCCACAAAGGCCGGATCGATCGAACGCGTTCTGTCTCTCGCCGGTAATATGGCAGGCGTCATCCCCGGGTCCACGGATAAAATCAACTTCGACTACGCGCTTGACAAATACTCCAGTCTACTGAACAATGATCCTAAGATGATGAAAACAGATGATGAAGTCGCCAAAATCCGTGAGGATCGCGCTCATCAGGAGCAGGCGGCGCAGCAAGCGGATATTGCCGAGAAGCTTTCACGTGGTGCCAAGACCTTGGCTCGTGCCGACACCGGTGGAGCCAGTCCGCTGCAACAGTTGACGGGAGGCGTTGGTGCCTCGTAATGCCTCCCAAACCAAGGAAATCCGGCGCTATGAAAAAGCTGCCAAGCTCCGAGAGCAAAACCGGATTAACTTCATCGTCGCAGCAATGTCAACTGAGGCTGGTCGAACATATTTCCGAGATATCCTCGCAACTTGTCATATCTTCGCGGACCCATTCTCCGGCGATGCCTTGCGTGAAGCGTACTCCAAAGGTGAGCGTAACATAGGCCTGTACATCTACAACGACATAGTCACTCATTGTCCCGACTACTTTGTCTTGATGATGAAAGAAGCCAACATAGAGGAACAAGTAAATGACCGACGGAACGACGACGATCGAGACACCGACGACACCGACGACGGAGACGCCGCTGGCGAATGACCCAGCCGCTCGGACTGAAACGGGAGAAATCATTGACCGATCCAAACCAACTGAACCTGCCGGGAATCCCGCAGAACCTACCAAGCCCGAATCCGCTGTCGGAGCCCCAGAAGCCTACGCAGATTTTTCTATCCCCGAAGGACATACTCTCGATACAGCCACCATTGAATCTGCAACCCCCATCTTCCGTGAACTTGGGCTCAGCCAAGATCAGGCCCAGAAGCTGGTAGACTTCTACTCTGCGAAGATCGGCGAGATTAATTCGCAGAACGAAGGCTTCATGGAGCAGATGCGAACTGAATGGCGCAATCAGCTTAAGGAAGATAAAGATATTGGCGGTAAGCTCGATGCTGTTAAGGTCAGTGTCGGACGAGCCCTTGATCGGATGCCCGAAGGTATTCGCGAACCCTTCAAGGAAGCCATGAACCTTACCGGTGCTGGCGACCATCCCGCAGTTATCAAAGCCATGAATTATTTCGCAGAGCTTGTGAACGAAGGCACTCCCGTCCGCGGTGACAATCCTTCTCCGCATGGTCAGTCTCGTACAGGCGTTGAAACTCGGCCGTCGGCAGCGTCGGCCATGTACCCGAACCTACCGAAACGCTAAGCCCCACGTGGGATGAACGCAATGGCCAGATTAGCGGCTCGGAAATCTAACCCAAAGGAACTCAGATATGGCAACCATTGGTAATCTGGCCGTCACTTATGCTGACTGGGCCAAAAGGATGGACGATGGCTACAAGGTCGCGTCCATCATCGAAATCCTGTCGCAGACCAACGAAATCCTTGACGACATGCTTGTCATGGAAGGCAACCTGCCGACGGGCCACAAGACCACGATCCGCACGGGCCTGCCCCAGGCTACGTGGCGTCTGCTGAACGCCGGTGTCCCGAATGCCAAGTCCACGACTGCGCAGATCGTTGACACCTGCGGTAACCTCGAAACCTACGCGGTTATCGACAAGGATATCGCGGACCTCAACGGCAACACCGCTGACTTCCGTCTGTCCGAGGTTCGCGCCTTCCTCGAAGGCATGAGCCAGCAGGTCGCCTCGACGCTGATCTATGGCAACCAGCATACCAACCCGGAACGCTTCACCGGCCTTGCCCCGCGATATTCCACGAAGACCGCGGCGAACTCGGCTACTGCCGCGAACGTCCTCGACGCTGGCGGCACGGCCTCGACCAATACCTCGATCTGGACTCTGGTCTGGGGCGATGACACTCTCCACGGTACCTTCCCCAAGGGCAAGATGACTGGCCTCCAGCATCGTGACATGGGCGAGTGGCCGGTGGCGGATTCGTCGGGCAACACCTACCAAGCCTATCGCGATCACTTCAAGTGGGAAATTGGTCTGGTCCTTCGTGACTGGCGCTACTGCACCCGCATCGCGAACGTGGACGTGAATGCCCTTACCGGCGTGTCGGCTGCGAACCTGATCAACCTTCTGGTCCGCGCGCTCTATCGCCTGCCAACTGCTCCCTCGGGCGCGACGGCGATTCAGTCCTCCGATACCCCGGCCGTCCGTGGCAACATGGGCCGCACGGTGATCTACTGCAACCGCGTGGTTCGCACCTACCTCGACCTCCAGGCGATGAACAAGACCAACGTCCTGCTCCGCCTTGAAGAGTGGGATGGCAAGGTTGTCACCACGTTCCGCGGCATCCCGGTTCGCACCTGCGATGCTATCCTTAACAACGAGGCGCAGGTTACCTAGTAGCCTCTAGCTCCCTGCTTCTCTCGAAAGGAACTGAATCATGATTCTCGACAATCTTCTCACCTTCACCGGCACGTCGAACGGCGCAACCGGTGGTATTACGGCCGGTGCCCAGACGGACCTGCCGACGACCGGTACTCAAGCTGCGTCCAATATCATCGACCTCGGCGTCACATCCGGTGTCCCTAGCTCTGCCAATGGCGGCGGCGCTCGCGATATCGGTGTGGGCGACGATCCGGCAATGAAGCTGTCGGCGCTGGTTACGACTGCCATTACCGGCGGCACGAGCCTTCAGCTGCAACTTCAGGGCGCTCCTGATAACGGCTCTGGCGCTCCGGGCTCCTACACCACGATGTGGACTTCGAGTGCTATTGCCGAGGCCTCACTTGTGGCTGGCGCCCAGATTGCCAACATTGACGTTCCGCGTCCGGCTCCGGGTCAGGCTTTGCCTCGTTACCTCAAGCTGAACTTTATCTCGGTCGGCACCCACTCTGCGGGCGCAATCGAGTGCGGTATCGTGCTTGATCGTGACGATCAGATTCTTGGCTCGGGTGGTGTCTACTCTGGCTATCCCGCTGGCCTCACTGTCGCTAACTAAAAGGAACCCTGCCAGCAGCTGTGCGTGAATCTCAATGGCGTCAGCGTTTCGTCTGGCGTCCTTACGATCAGCATGGAATGGATGGAGAATTAAAATGGCCCGATGGAAACTGATGGCAGCCCATTACCTCAACGTCGAAGGTGAGGAATGGGAATACCAAGAAACCAACCGAACAACCGGCCGACCGCAGCGGGTGAAGTTCCCTGTTCCGCGGTTGCTTGATATCCGTGATCCGGATTGCTGGACGAACCGTTGGGGCAACAAAGACAACGCCGATGGCGAAATCATTGTTTGCTACAAGGGTAAGGGCGAGTCTTCGGACATTGTCTTCACCGGCGATCCCACCCCAGATATGCTGCCGGTCGATGACGAGGCGAAGAAAATCTCTGCCTCCTATGAGCATCTGTGGAAGGCCCGGCCGGAATCGATGGCTGGTGATTTCTCGCAGTCGCTGATCGACAAGTTCCAGTCTGAAATGGCGGCTGCGTCTGCCAAGCAGGCTGAAATCCCCGGCATGGCCGATCTGATTGCCAACATCGGTAAGCTCGCCGAAAGCAATCAGAAGGTCCTCGAATCCGTCACTCGGAGGGTTTAATCATGGGTCTTATCTCCACTGGCCCCGGATCGCCACTGGCTTTTGCGTCGGCCAGTGGGGGTAAGATTTATGCCTACAACAATATCTCTGAGAACGCGGCGGCTGTAGTTGCTGCCGCGAATCAGTTTCGCCAGAAGATTATGTTTCACAATCCCGGGACGAATGATCTATTCATTGCCCCGTCGAATGTTCAAACTACAGGCTCGAATGTGGCGTTGTCTCCAACCAACGCGGCGCTTGGTGGATGCTTTCGAGTCTATGGCAACGGCGGAACCCTCGTAATTGAAGGTGAGTGTCAAGGCGCATTTCAAGCGTTCTCTATAACTGGTGCTGGTACGTCCAACCCCTTGACAGTGATGGATTCCAATGTATAAAATCCTCGCTCTCATCTTAAGCTTGTTGTCGAGCCCGGCTTTCGCTCAGAACACTCTCTGCGCCAATAAGCCTCAAGGCGATAACTCTAATGCCTGTGCCAACACTCGATATGTTGCGGATTTCTTGAATGTACCGCATACGTGGACACAACCGCAGACTTGGTCCTATACTGACACTCAGAATGTAGGGGCTGGTAATTTCTACACCCCATGGTTCTTTTCCCATACACTTGCAACAGGCGCAACGGGGTATCGCAATTCAGTTGTTGTTCAGTTATCTTCTGGTATTTCGGTCGCCGGAAGTTTTCTCGTTCCGATTGAAACCATTGCACATATCACCGCCGGTGGCTCAGGCAATGCCTTTGGATTTAATGGTTATGCTTGGGTAGATTCTGGAGCACTGGCAACTTCCTCTGCTTATGGCGGTGAGTTCAATACCGATGTGCGGCGAAACATTACTGATAAGGTTGGTTTACAACTTGTCGATGTTTCGACCTCTACCGGCGTTGGTTCTGGTCGTGATGCTGGGTTGTGGATGACTACACAAACCGGCGGTGCTGGGTATAAAAATGGCATCGAGTTCAGTGCTGGTGGCGGCGCGTTGCCTGTTAAATCCTCAGGTTCGTTGATTGTCTCTGGTGCTGGCACGGTCACCAAAGGCATTGACTGGCTCTCAACTACCTTCACCGGAAATATCATCGATGTTCCGCGTATGTCGCTGGACCCCAATGGTCAGCTATCTGTTACCCGGGCTTCCGCCGGACGCTCTCTCATTTTAACTGGGTTCACAGGTTCGGACCAAGGCGGCGAAATCCAGCAAACGAACGCTACAGGCGGTTCCAAGTTCTTGCGCGTGGCCGGAACCGGAAGCTGGCAAATTATCAACTCTGCCTATGGTGCATCTATCTTCGACATAACTGACGGAGGGATTATCTCTGTTGCCACTTGGCAGGGGAATAAGATTGCTGTAGCCTACGGCGGTACCAACTGTGCCGCTGCTTCAGGAACTTGCCTCGATAATATCACTGGGTTTTCTGGCACTGGATATATCCAGCGTACGGGTGCGGGGACCTACACTTTCTCAAGCTTGCTAACTTCGGCAGCTAGTAATCCAACCCTGTCCAGCTGCGGCGGCTCTCCGGCGATCGACAGTGGTTCGAGTTCCAACTCTGGCAAGATTACATTTGGCTCAGCCACAACTGCTTGCACTGCTACATTTGCAACACCGTTTGCAACCAACGCTTACTGCACAATCACCCCTGCTGCGCAGCCAGCAGCAGTTGCCAATATCCCATATATCTCTGCTCAGTCAAAAACTGCCTTCACCATTTCTGGTGGCACAGCATCAGCGGTTTATTACTATACCTGTGGAGGCAATTGATGAAGGCCGATAAATCCGCTGAGGATTACCTTGCGCAGATCGCCAAAGACATGGCGGTCACGCGAGACCTAATCAGCAAATACGTCAATGCTCAGCACGAAGCTGAGAGTGAAATCCCTGAAAAGCTTCGGCGGTTTGTCACCTATTGGCATGCCATTCATGACATAGTCAATATCTATGAGGAACGCGGCAACCATCCACCCATGTTCCTCAAACAAGAAATGGAACGCTGCGACGATCGGTTCCGGCAGCTTTTAGAAGAAGCCCACATCGATGGTAACGTGTTCGAGCAAGTGCGGCGTAAGATGACGGACGATCCCAACAATCGCTGGGATCACACCCGTGCAATAGGAGGTCCTAAATGAAACAGGGTTCTGGCAATAGCTCTCGTGGCGATACCAAAGTCGAACCTCGCGCGCATGGCGTGAACGTAGGCTATGTCTCTGGCATCGGCCTTCAACAGGTCCAATCCAATCCCCCGGCGATGTATTCTGGTCGCGGTTATGAAGCCCCAAAGGCAACCACCACTATCCACAAATCCGGTTCGCAGAAAGGTTAACTCATGTCAAAGCTCGGCACATCTGACGGCGGCAAGCCGGAAAAGAAGGACCTTCCCTATGACCCGCCGAAAGGACCGACGACCCAGACGCTTCAGGGCCCGGGACTTGGTGGCACTAATCATGGAACTTCTGGAACACAGGGAAAGCGATAATGGACGAAGATTTCAAATCCGAACTCGAATGGGCAGAAGAGCGGCTCGGCGATTTGGTCAGTTTCTCACAGGGCGAGGCTTTCAAAAAGCTCTCCGCCGAGGATCAGGACCTGATTGTCCAGCAGGCGAGTGCCCTGAATAGTTACTTCGAAATCATCAAGATTCGGGCAAAGAAATGACAACCTTCACCGATATCGCCAATCGCGCGCTGCAAGTCCCCGGCACCCGTACCACGGTAACTGCACTGGAACTTGCAAACAATTCCACGAACGAAGCTATTCAGATCAACCTTGCCTACAATGCAGTTCGCAAGCGTCTGATCCGCATGGCTCCGTGGAACTGCGTGTTGAAGACGGCGAATCTGGTGTACATTACATCGTTGCCGGGAACCCCTGAGAACTCGGCAACGACCTTTGTGGGTAAGCCTTGGCAGTCAGGTATCCCCTCGCCGCCTTGGGTTTATGAATATCAATATCCGGTTGATTGTGTGTATGCTGCTTGGATTCCGCCGGTTGATCAAATCGGCTTTGGTGTTGGCATCCCCGCAGGTCCGCCGGTTAAGTTTACAGTTCAGACCGATACTTTTCGGCCGGTTACTGGGGTGGCGATTGCTGCTGGCGGCACTGGCCATGCCGTAGGCGATATCATAACTCTGCCCGGCACCATCCAAGGCAATGCGCCGATCGGTGCGCCTGCGCAGATTCAGGTTGACACAGTTGCAGCTGGTGTCATAACTGCGGCATCGGTTGTGAACCAGGTGATGGGTTCGGCTACACCCAAAGGTGGCAGTTATTTCACCACTCAGACCAATCCAGTTGCGCAGGACACCACTACAGGCTCAGGCATCGACGCAAGCTTCAACCTTACCTATGACCCGGCCAGTCCGCAGCGAGTGATCCTTACCGATCAGCAATACGCCACGTTGGTTTATTGCGCCGATGTTACTGACCCCGATATCATGGATGATTCGTTCCAAGAGGCGCTGGTTAAAATCCTCGGGGCGACGATTACCATCCCGCTTGCTGGCGATAAGACCCTTGCCAAGATGGCAATCGAAGAAGCCAACCGAATGATCGAAGAAGCCCGTGAAGGCGATGGTAACGAAGGCCTTACCATCAATGATGTGACCCCGGATTGGATCAGGGTTCGCGGTGTGGATTATCCGGATATCTATACCCAGTCGCAATGGGGCTTTAGCTGGGGTCCACTTTGGCCAATTCTCTAAGGTAAGCCGATGCCTCACATTATTGCCCAAGCAAGCTTTAACTCCGGCGAATGGTCACCAAACCTATACGCTCGCGTCGATCTGGCGAAATACAAAGCTGGCGCTGCGCTGCTCGAGAATTTCTTTGTGGACTATCGTGGTGGAGCCAGCACCAGAGTTGGCACCAGATATATCCTACAGGCGTATAAGTCCGCGACTCCGGTAAGGCTTATTTCCTTCCAAGCCAGCTTCACGGTTGGTTATGTGTTGGAGTTTGGCAATGGATATATCCGGTTCTTCTATCGGGGATCGCCAATCATTGAAACTGGCGTTGCCATAACCGCAGCGACCAAAGCCAATCCTTGCGTCCTGACCATCCCCGGACATACCTTTTCTATCGGCGACTGGATTTATGTCCAGAGCGTCGGTGGGATG